CCCCCCCCCGCCCCCCCCCGCCCCCCCCCCCCCCCCCCCCCCAAAGATGATTTAGAAAGAGAGAGTTTAACTCCCAGAGTTCCCGGAGTAGTAGGAGCACTCCCCTCACTAGAACTGTCTGCAGCTGCAGCTCCAATACTAGCAGTATCAGTGATATTGAGCTTACCTTGCTCAGATGTGCTGTCTGCTACTTTCAAACCTTCTTTAGCCAGATACTCCGCAATGATGCGAGCTTTAAGTTCTGCCATCGGATCAAGCTCAGATTCTACCAGAACTAGCTTCTGCTCGTCCACAAAAATGTGCTGACTGCCTTGTTTAATTTCCCAGTACAGATGATTAGCTTGCGCCTCATCTTGAGTAACAAAACGTCCGCCAGTAAATACAGCGGATACTCCATTAGGGAAAATGAAAGTACTGTTAGGTACGCGGGAATAAAAAGCGTAGAATTTCTGCTCTTTGGTTTCAGGAATTGAGGTTGCCATCTTAACTCTCCAGAGATTAGTTGAAATTACTTTGGTGATTGGATATTACTTAGGGTTGTTTGTTACTATCCCTGAACCAGGGAGAAATTTTGATACAGGAAAACAGAAGCTGCGGGAGCCGGAACTGCTGCAGAGAGTACTTTACCCCAAGGAGTAATAACGCCATTCACATCGTAAGCTACCCCACCGATCGTGATCGCAGTAATGGCTTCAGGAAGTGAAACTACTACATCTCCATTTGCTGCCGTAGAGATAAGTTTAGCTACTCCGTGCTTTGAGCCTTGTCCCCCGAAAGCACGAGTCATTGCAGTAAGTTCATCTGGAGTAATACCAGTAACATTATTACTTCCGTCTGGGACCAGAGCTCCAGAAGTTGCGAAAGTAATAGAGGTTACATTTGTTGGGCATTTAAGTGTTGCCATGAAAATCTCCTAAAAACTCCCGGAAGTTATTAGCTCCCGGGAGAAGACCACCACCACCAATAAAGGATTCGAATTAGCCAGCAGCACCAGCAGTGAGGCCGTAGATAACTGCATTAGCCGGCGGATTCTTAACTACGGTAGTGAGTTCCGTAGTCAGAGTTCCACCAACTGCATCGACCCCGTTATCTGCCGGTTGCCCAGACTGATTAAATTCCTCATTCTGAGTCTTGCGATCGCCGAGATAAGCAACATTGAACGTGGAAAGATCAACTGCAACTGCCATCTTCTGCCACGAGAGGTTGCTGTTAAAGAGCGGGTGTTCAAGGACTCGGAAGGTACCTCGGCTGGTCTTAATTGTGGAGAATTGCAAGCCCCACGAAGTCTGACCATCAACCATCTGATAGATACCATTCAGACGGCCAATCGCGGTAAGTACCCGCTTAGCAGTACCCCCAACAAACAGCAGCCGCTCATTGGAAACCTTGGGATCGGTAGTCTGATTGAAAACTGGATCCAACATTGCTTCCAGCTGAGTATAATTGGTGGTTGCTCCTGCTGTCGTAATATTAACAGCACTCATGTACGAAGGATAGTACGAGAGATTACCGACAATATTGATCAGGCCATCGCAAGTACGGAAAGCTTGGCCATTACGAATACCACTGGACTTCTGACCAAAGAACAGAGCTTTCTCGATATCAGCTGCGTGGAAACCAGCACAGTCTTGACGAGACTCAGCGACATTAGTATCGCCTGCAATCATCTGAGTTGCTTTCACCGTACCCGAGATCGCCCAAGTATTACGGAAGATTTGAGTCAAGTTGGTGATCTTGACCGGGTTGATGATAAGACTGTTCGGACGAAGTGAAGCTTCTTCAAATGCATTACCAACTTGGTAAGCAAAGATGTTAGCTCCGATGATAGCAGCTGCTACAGTACCAACTCCGCGAGTAACTTGCATCTGAGTCGGAGACACGATGGAGTTAATGATAATGTTTTCACCAGTACTATCAATGCGGTGAATCTGACCAGGAAGCAACTGAGCAGTACTTACAACGGTGAAAAGCGTATCCGCCGCAGCTTGGCCTGCTGCCGTAACTTGGAATTGCGGGAACAACATAGTTTTGGTAAAGAACCCATGCTCAGTCTGTACTGCAGTTTCAGACGAAAGCATAGAAGTAAGACCAAACAACGGAGCTTGGCCATTCGGCATAAGCCGAGTAATCATACCTGCAAATGACTTCTTAGGCAGATCAGCGGTATGATTAAGAGTAGTAAACATTCCTACAGACATTTTGAGTCTCCTTGAGAATTAGAAAGTAGCGAGTTGCAAGTGATTACAGAACCAGCCAATCCACAGTCGTCGCACTCGTCTTAGTGATATAGACGTGAACATGACTGGAGGCAGGAACTGTTGCACGGCCTTTGAGAGTAACTCCGACTCCAGCAACGAAAGTACCAGCGAAAGCTGCGGTACTGGAGATATCTACTTGCAAACTCTCTCCTACATTAAGTTGAGGATACAGCGCTAGAATATTAGCAGCAGTGTCCGTGGTGAGATTGCGGCCAGCAGAGAAGCTGGTATAAACAATAACGCCATTTGCAATCTCAGCTGCCAAAATGGTATCAACAGCATCCGCAGTAATAACCTGTGGAATACACATCTCTACCGCCAGATCACCACCGCCACCTTGGCGTTGCAATCCACCCTCATTTACCATATTACGTACAAGCATTTTGAGTCTCCTCAGAAATTAAAAGAATTTAGACCAGTCAGTTTCTCCAGCGGCCGCAGCTTCCTCTTTAGTAGGAGCTGCTTTAGGGGAGAATACACTTCCAAGCCCTTCAAGATATTGCTTAGCCATACTGGTAAGTTCTCCAGCAGTAGCTCCTGGGTGTTTAACTGCCAATTGGGATTCGAGGGCAGAAATTAGGGGTTGTACAGCAGGGTTGGAAAATACTGGGTTTTCTGAACGGAGAGTATCAGATAGGGTGTGTTGCTTGATAATTCCAGGCAACTTTGCTTCAAATGCTTCTTGTTGCTTCTTCAGTGCTTGCTCCACAATCTTAGTAGTTGCCATTGCAGAGTTAGCGTAAACAGTTTGTGATACAGTGTTCATTGCTTGTGCAAAAGCTTCAACTCCAGCTTGACCTCCAGCTGCGATTGCAGCCATAGTTTCTTTAGGAATAGCTTTTGCAAAGTCTGTTTTCCTTGCAGCATCCATAAGTTTGGCTGGATCAACATTACCAAACATAGGCTGAGGTGCTGCTGTATTTGGATCAGTTTTCCACAAGTCAGCAAAGTCAGCGAGCGGGGATGCCTGCTCCTGAGTTGCAGCTACAGTGCCAGGAGGCACCATAGTATTTGTGAGGTCAGTAGCGCCAGCATTAGGAGGAATGTTCCCCGGAGGTACTTGTTGCTGAGGGGCAGGAGCCGATTGTTGAGTTCCGCCCATAAGGCCACCAAAGATATTTTGCATGATAGACATTTGTTACTCTCCTTGAGGATTGATTGATACTTGATTAGTAGTACTGTATTGAGATGCAGCCTCGTTTTGTTGCAGCAGATACTCTAAGATTTCTAACTGCCCTTTGAAATACGCTTCTTCTTGTGCGAACTTAAGCGTATTGTTTTGATCAAACGAAAGAGCAAGTTTTGAGTGGGCTACTATTGCTATTTCATTTTGAATCTTTTTAATTTGTAGCTCTGTAAGTCTAGCTCCAGCTAATTCTTCTTCTGGAGTTAGTTCCCAGGATGAGAAACTATTGAGTTTAGGAGTTGCCATTATTGCTCTCCAGTATTGGTGATGTTATTTGTTATATTGTTTACTTTAGTTGAGACTTGAGCAGGAGCAGCAGCTGCCGCGGCACTAGACCCTTGAGTTGCTGGATCATAGCCGTAAGCTTGTGGAGTCGGCTGGGGCGGAAGTTTCTGAGGATCAGCCCCTTGCTTAATAGCTTCCATTACTACTTGCTGCCAACTAGCTACCGCTGATTCATAAGAGACTTGTTGAGGAGATTTCTCAAACGGAGTTAGATCAGCCCCTTGGGTTTTCATAAGGTAGGAGAACATAGGAGCAATATTGTATCCTTGCCCGATTTGAGGACTAGATCCAATAACTTGCATTGAGGTTGTCCAAGCATCTCCACTGATAAGTTTCTCAGTAGGAGTGAGACCATCAGAGATTTTAAAAGCTAAAACTGCCTTTCTTAGAGCTACGGGATCAATCTGTACTATCTCTTGACGCTCGCGAGTAAAAAGAGAAGTACCTCCTTGGTACTGGAGAATATTGATTTTGAGAATTTCTTTAAGAGGAGTAAAGATTTGCACTTCGTAGAGTAGCGCTGTTTTCTGATCGTTTCCATTTGAGTGATTCATAACATCTGAATACTCATGAAGAGTTTTATTGCCTTTTACAAATTGACCTTGTTTAGCTTGGTTCTGGCCAGTGAGAGAGAATGCAAACTGTTGTACTTGCTGCATCTCTGCCATAGCAGTTTGAGCTTGGTCATCCCGGAAAGGAAATGCATATACAGACTCTGCAATATTCTTTCCATAAGCCGAAGGTCTAACTGGAATTTTTGCCGAAGGATTAGCACTATTAATGTGCTCAGAAGCAATTCTGGAAGGATCATAGAGAACTCGATCAGAGATAGCTCTGCGACGAGAAGCTAGCCAGGAATTAGCAAGAGCTGAAGACAGAGATTGCATCGGAGCTACATCATCTGCCATAGATTTAGTTTGGTAACCTAAACCATCATCTGCAGGTTGGCCAAACAGAACGGGAAGCATTCCATGGGCGTTAGTTTGGCGCTCTGCATAGATTAAAACTGAGTGGTTTACAATTATAAATTTCCAAACCTGAGGAGTATTTTCTGAGGGAACTCGGAGTCCAAAATCAGAAGGAAGAATACGAGCATAAAGAGTAGTAACCTCATACATATTCTTATAACGAATATTCCCTGCCTTACCTGAAAGTCCTGCCCAAGAAAGCCAATCCATACCTGCGTGAGGATTCTTATTAATCAGAGCATTAGGATTAAGATCAGGAATATAGTATGCTTCCTTATTTCCTACACTAGCCCCGCCAAGTCCGGACTCAAAAGCCGGAATGATATTTTGAATGATTTTATCTGGGAGAGTTGCAATGAATTGTTTGAGAGCAATACGAGAGAAGAGCTCAGTATACCCTACAAATTCTCCTTTGGAGGCTACTTCTGTAGGGTATACTCGTGTATCCCAGAAAGTATTGTAGAGATCGAGACGCTTAATTGCATTACCTTCCCAGATAACCTCTTTAGGGCGAGCTTGAGTTCTGGAGAATCCTAGATCGGTTTCGAGAGCTGCAGTAACTTCCCGTTTCCAAGTTACTTCCAGCGCAGAGAGATTGTATTTAAATCCATCTCGGAAAAATTGCATTAGCTGACCTACCCAACCTCCGCGGATAGATTGCTCTTCGATTATTGCATTCATCTGAAGAGCTTCTGACTCAAACTCAGGAGAAGCTACAACTCCAAAGATTGGATTGCCAGTAAGAAACACCGAGGTCTGGTAAGTTACAGCAGCTTCTACCAGAGGCTTAATTACAGGAACTGTGAGATTCTGAAAGCGAGTAGAGTCTCCTAGCTTATTAGCCAGTTGAGCTCTTAGATGCTCTGGTGTTTGATCTTGCTCTCTCATATAAGCAAGATCAATAAGCCGCATCTGCTCTCGTATATTCCACTGAGAGTCTAGAAGAGAGAAGCACTGATTGTGAAGTTCAATAATTCCAGCTTGTACTTTAGGCGGAATGATTGTTGGAGTGTTAGATACCGCCATGATTAGCCCCTGCCTTTTTGTTGTTGCATTTGTTTCTGCTTTAGAAACTCTTCCCTGGAGAGCGGCTCATCTCCTTGAGAGGCTGTATCAATATAGTACTGTTTATACTCTTGATCAGTGCTAAGAATTCCGGCTGCTGATCTTGGAGATACTTTGCTCTTTAACCAGTTGAGAGGATTAAGAGAGCCTTGAGCTGCCTGAGCTAGTTGTAACATCTGTTTGGAAGCTACAGTTGAGGATTCAGATTCGGCGGAGAGAGCTTTCATTAGCTCATCTACAGAGCTAGAGCCTGCTACTATTTCATCTAAGTTAATTGCCATTTTAGGTCTCCACAAATAAGGATTAGAAGCAGGAGTTGTGTTCGGGAACTTGTACGGCTCCCATCTCTTGTTGCTGAATTATTGTCATATTAACTATGTACTCACCAAATAATTCTAGAACTCTAGGAGCGTAGCAAAGAAGATCTAGAAGATTATCAGTGTTATCAGTTTTGAGAGGGTTGAAGCTGGTAATTTCAGAGTGTACTAGAGGTCTAGCGTCGGGATGTACAAAGATTTCACCTGCCGCATAACCTTTTAACATCTTCATGATCCGAGAGTTCTTACTAAATCCGCCCGGATACACCTCTACAGCTTCTATCCCTATAATCCCCATCTGGGCACAGATGAATTGGAACCAATAACAAAGAGAGGCTTGGTAAGCTACAGATTCAATAGCTACAAGTCTACAGTTGTTTTCAAGACAGTAACGCAGAGCTTCGCGAATAGTGTCACCGGGAGATAGTTTATCACTCAAGGCTTTTCTCAGTACTGGGTATCCATCGAAGACTTCAAAGTATCCGATAGCTACATCATCTGAATTTGTTTTATTGCCTGAAGGATCGATAATTACAAAGTTACCTCCAGGGATATCTCCGTCGGAGCAGGGGAGAGCAGGGAGAGCTGAGAGATCAATTAGATTATTAGAAGCCGCATTCTCGTCGTTAAGAACTTCTGCGTAAAAAATCTCAGGGTGGCCAGAGCTAAGATCGTTTTGGAATTCTTTTCTAAGCTGCTCAATTGGTTGTAACTCTTCCCAGAGAGACTCTCCATTAGCTAGAATCCCACCTACGATAAACTTGATCCAGTTTGGATTGGATTTAAGGCGACGGAGAATAGACCATTTAGTTGGGTACATATTAGCGATGAAAACATAAAGGCATCCATGAGGAGACTTAGCTTTCATCGCTGTACCAAACATCTCTCGCTCTAGAGAGTCAGACTGGATTTGGGATTCTGCACAAGCTCTAGATTGGATATCGTCAAAGATCATTACATCAGGGCGAGCATTTTTAATAGTAATACCTCGAATACCAGACTCTACCCCTGCTCCCATAAGAATTATATTACGGCCGCGAAATCCAAACTTCTTAAGTTCCTGAGTATCGTTTTCAACTCCAAGTCTCCAGTCGCCAAACACTGCTTTAATATTAGGCTCATCTAGCATATCTGCTACGTCGGCAATTATATTTTTAGCTTTAGCGGTAGTTTCACAGAGAACTAGAATGAATTGTTTTTTAGTGAAAAGAATACAGTAGAGAATGAAGAGTTTAATAACCATAGTTTTACCAAAGCCGCGGGGTAAACCTAGAGCTAATTGAGAGAAATCACGAGGTTTAGTTACATACTCAGTGAGCCACTGCCAAACTGAAAGAAATACAGAGGGAAAAGCATAACGATAAACTAGCGGCATAGCGAGACCTGCTAGAAAATCTAGAGAAGTCTTAGCTGCGTCGTGAAGCTCGGAACTTGCAGCCGCTATTTCAGCGGTGGGATCAGGGATTTCTTCAGGCGGAAGTAAGTCTAGCTCTAGAGAGTTTAAGTCTAGAGCTAGTTCAGAAGCTGCAGCTGAGATTTCAGAGCGGGAGAATCCAAGATCAGAAGTTAGAGAAGACACAGAAGGTAGCTTTCTCAAATTGTTCTGGTAAGTTTCTTAGGAGTAGAGCTAGGAGTATTAGCCGAGAGCTGCAAGAGCATCTGGTGTAATAGTGAGTCCGCTCGCGCCTTGTTGCTCGCAAGTTGTGACTTCACCACTAATACTTTCTCTATTTCCTTGAGAGCTTCCAATTCTTTTAAGCTCGCTGGTAACATTTGAGTCTCCTTTAAACTGCTTAAGTAGTGAGCCTGATTGAATGGTTAGAAGTTCTTGGTCGCCTGCCTGCACTACTTGATTGTGTTGATTTGATACAAAACGATTCACAATTTGAACTGGAATAGTAATTGATACCACAGTCTGCTGATTGTGAATTTGCTCCGGAGCTGATTGCCCTCTGCGTTTGGCGGCATTTACATCTCGTAATGCGCTCATAACTTCTCTTGGGCGCATCATCAGAGGTAACAAGTCTTCCATTTTAGCTAATAGCTTGTCCTCTAGCTCGTCGTATTTAGCATCTCGGGAATTATGTCGGGAGAGCGCTTCGTAGCGAAGTTGAGTGACTTCTATTGCGAAATCTTCTCTAGATAACAGTTGGGAGATAGCGCTAGGAGTTACTCCTAATGTATTAGCGGTTTGCTCCGGGGAGACTCCAGCCCCCAGAAGGGTGAGAGCTTTCTCCTCTATATAGGAGCGCTTAATTATAGGGGCTGAATTCTGAGTAGCAGTCGCAGTCATTTTGGGCACTCCTTTCTTTAGATTGCTGATATTGTAGAGGTAGTGGGGAGTTAGAGCAATGGGTAACTTAAGAGAGCTCAGGAGTTAGTAGAGGTGGAAGGGAGTTGGAAAAAAGTTTAGAAAAATTTGGAGAGTCTCTTAGGAGGACCGCGCGCACAGAATCTAAAAAGGCCTCTACCCCTCCCCCCACTAAAGATATCTAGCATACTAGTATACTAGTATGGTAGTAGAGGAGTTGTGGACTGTTACACACTGTTACAATTTAGTTGGAAGATATAGAGAAAAAAGATTGCAATTGAGAAAAGAGATAGCTATACTAGATACATCAAATAAACTCACTGGACGAGAGGCGCGCGATGTTTAGACTAATTGAAACCACTACAGGCCGGATTCTTGCGGAAGTTGCAACCATGCAGGAAATCAGGGCGTACTTGAAAAGGCATTACACGAGGTTCTACTGCATAGTGGATACAGTGAAACAAGTGCAGGTTAATTACTTTGGAAAGGAACTCTGAAATGTTTAATACTTGGAAGATCAGGAACAACTCCGCAGTGCATGGATTGAAGTTTGCAGCCACACAACACAAAGCGGAATGCAAGAGGGCGCAGAAACCAGACAACTTTGATATGTTCTACTTCGCTCTGTTTGGCAGGTATCCCACTCGTTAGGAGATGATGACATGAGCAAAGAATATGAACAGCAGAAACTTATATTTCGTCCCGGGCCAAAAACTGTAATTTTGATTTATTCTCTGAGTCACGATTGTGTGCTAAGCATTGTCGGCGGAAGCGGGGACAAGGTAGCTAAAATGATCGTTGATGGCCATAAGAAGAATTACCCCGATGTGAAGAGCAAAAAGGTTACTTTGGAGTAATTCAAAGACTCAGAGTTTCGGGCCTAAGACATAACTAGAATATAGCTATGTCTTAGTACAGGCGCTTTGACCTGACTCGCTTACTTTAGAAAGGTTACATCATGGAAACCACTGAAACTATCAATACTCTCACCAGCATTTCCGCCGCGTTCCCGGTTAAGCTTCTTGCTGAATTCAAATCAGTAGAACTGGAGCAAGGCCAGTATCTGGTTCGCAAGATTGAGAAAGGAACTGGGAAAGAATCCAAAGGAGTAGTTATTCCGGAGGCTACAGGGGAAGAGTTTCTCATTGCATTGGAGAATGAGCAGATTCTCTCCGGAGCTATTCGCTGGTATCAAGAAACGAGAGCGGAAGTTTGCAAGACTCTGATTGCAGCGGGAGCTTCCAGCATAGTTGCAGGGGATTACGCAGATTCCGAGATTGTTAGCTATTTGCAGGCTCAGGAAGTAACAGAGGGTCGGATAAGTAAAGAACGCCTCGCGTCTTGGTTCGATGCAAATCTTTCTCCGGTTCTTTTCCGAGCGGTGGGAGAGAAGTTCCCAGAACTTGATTCGGATAAGAAGACAGAGGTAGTTGGGGCTTATCGCGGAATCATGGTACAACTCGCGAAAAAGGATCTGAGTCTCGCAGAGGATGTAATTGCGAAGATGAAAAAAGCTTTTAGCCTGTTGCCGGAAACTCTCTCCGCGAATCCGATTGTAAGGTACTGTGAAGAGAAACTAGCAGGTGCTACTCCCAAAGTAGCGGATATGTTAGGGCTCTAAGAGAAGAAAGGAGAGCTGGAAATAGTAACTATGGTGGGTAATCTGTCACGGTGACATGTGACATGTGACATGTGACAGACCCCCCCCCCCACCCTCCCCTATTTATGCCCCCTCTCCGGAATCCTACATAACTAACTACTCTCATATCACACTTACTAGTTATCTGTGCCTATATGAGAGTAGTTAGTTATGTAGTATCCTTTCTTAAATTTAAATTTTTAAAGCCCCCTAAAATCTATACCGCCCTCGTAACGCATACGATATCTTATTAGTGGGTATGGTATAGGGGAAATAGCGCTGTAATGGAGATATGGGAGTGGTTAGGTAATATTGGTGATATGAGGGATATAAGTTATGGAGCACTACCCCCTTGACGGGGAGGGGGATAGGGGTATCATGTCACATGTCACATGACGCGGCGACATTTTTCCTCCGGAGTAATAACTTATGAACCAAAAACGAAATCAATACCGCCCGGTACTATCTCTGTCGGAGTTAGAGTATTTGAGAGATAATACAAGAGATTGCACTGATACAGTAGGAACCAAACTACATCGCTATCTGACTCAATATATATTTAAAATCAATGTTGGGTTGAATTCGGTAGCTTATGAGAGAACAGGAACTAGTACTATTGCAGGTAAATTAGGTCTGGGGGAAGAGGCAGAAACCTCTCATAAACCTGACGCCGCTGGATATCTAGAGAAACTAAAAATAAAAGAATCTCTAGGAGGTATGGAAGTATTATCTAAAGAAGATCAGTATAATCTACTGGCAGGGAAAGCGGTAAGTGGAGAAGTGCTTACCGAAGAACAAGTAGCAGAGGGTAAGAAGTTGGAATTTGAGTTGTATTCAATGGATTTAGGCACCTTCACAATTCAGCCGAAAGGAAACTAGTCATGACTATTATTACCACTACCGCGAGAAAGATTTACGCTCTCAATCCTTGCAGTTCCGGAAAAAGAAAATTCGAAGAATACTTTGGGGTGGAATGGCTTCAAGAAAATCTTGATACTCCGATTGATTACAAAAAGTTTCTGTACTCAAACGGGGTAAAAGATACTATTTGGGCTATGAGGTGTGAATGGTTTGAGCACAAAGAAACTTGGATGAAATTTGTAGTCTTTTGCAAAGAGCGGGCTGCTGCTGCTTATGTTGCTGCTGCTGATGCTGCTGCTGCTGCTGCTGCTGATGCTGCTGCTGCTGCTTATGCTGATGCTGCTGCTGCTGCTGATGCTGCTGCTGATGCTGCTGATGCTGCTGATGCTGCTGCTGATGCTGCTGCTTATGCTGATGCTTATACTGCTGCTTATACTGCTGCTGATGCTGCTGCTGATGCTGCTGCTGATGCTGCTGATGCTGATGCTGCTGCTGATGCTGATGCTGCTGCTGATGCTGCTGCTGCTGATGCTGCTGCTGCTGAACAAAAACAAAAAGAATACCTTATCCAGCTTCTTTCCTAATTTAACTCAGATAGATAGAAAGGAAACTAACAAATGAAAACCACAGAATACAAAAAAGACTACTCACTTCTACGCCCGTTTAATCTTGAGGCAGCGAAACGAAATGAGCCATTTTGTTCTAAACTAAGGTATCTCCAAGAAAGAGATAATTCTCCATTAACTTTTATCTCCGGCCCTGATACTACAGATAGAATCTGTGCAAACAATAAATCAGGGATTCTTGATCTGTACCACACGAGTACTCTATGCATGGCCCCCCTCTGCTGGATCGAAGGGCGTCCAGTTTACAAAGGGGATGTGCTTTATACGACATGCAACAATCCTGACGGCGCATCCATAAAGAAATATTGTGAGTTTGTGGTAGAGTCTTATCCAAAAGACCAACCAACAAACCGTCCATATTTAATGGGTAACGACGTGTGGTCTGTAAGTATCTGTTACCTTACTTGGCCCCACCAAAAACAAAAGCGCGAAGGGTGGTATGTTACACATAAGGACTATCTAGTTTCAAAAGATGTAGCGAAAGAGCAAGTAAAAAGATTTCCGAATTGTGTTGCTCTTTATACAATTTGGGAGGAATAGTCCATGAACTCACTAATTACCAATTACCTCGACTTTGTAACTGAGCTAGTAGTAGTTCTCCAAACTCAGATTACATTCCCGGCCCCGGCCCCAATCAATACTAGCACTCCCGGTCCAATAACAGCAGCAGTAAATGCTCTTTGTAGCGAAGTAATTCCGGCAGATGCAATTGACTGTGCCGCGCAAGTAATTTCACAATTCCCACTTTAAAAAGGAACCTATATCATGGCAATTTATCAAATAATTGACATTGGCCCCTATGATGCATTTAACTCAGAAAAAGACAGAGAAAGACTAATAGGTCAATTCTTTTCGCTCTCCAAAAAAGGAGTAGAAGAGTCAATTATTAATTGGGGCAGTGAATGGCGTGGAATTCGCTGCCTTCCAACTTCTCTATTCGCTAAAGATCATTCCCTTAAAGAAGTATTTCCAAGTGGAATATGTCTGTTCCAATTTAAGTTCCGAAGATGCAGACTCTAAAAGAACTCGGAGCGGAATTAACCTAAAGCCCCTCACAACTGAGTGAAATTAGTTCTAATGTTGGGGGCTTTGTGGCAATCCTGCCAACCTAAAACCTAATATCGGAATCTATATTATGGCCAAGATACTATGTGGAATAAGCGGCATCGAATTTTCCTGCGAGCATTTACCAATCTATCTCTCATCCAGAGAATATGCTCACCCAATCTTCTTTATGCCCCAAAAGAAACTACTAGGGCTATATCAGAAATACCGCCATGGAGAGCTAAACGAAATAGACTCGTATCTCCTATTCCTCGCCTATCTAAATTCCACTGATCTAATAGAATGGAGAGTTCCAGCACAATACACCCCGGAAAGTGCCTCAATAATAGCTCAAGCCTTTGAGTCTCTAGTAGATACTTGCGAAAAAATGAATCGAATTAAGAATCCTTCAGTTCATTTCGCTCGGATTTCAATCTCCCCCGATACTAAGAAACTAACCAATGTTTCTTATTGGATAACCTCTTGGGAATCTACCTACGAAGACTTTGTCTCAGGGTATGCAACCCAAAGACAAAAACAAGAACTGGCAGATATAGAAGCCAGACTAGAGTATATTTCTAAAGATGCGAATCGCTCAGAGGTACAATATGCTTCTCGTCTCGCAGTTTGGGCAGATAAAGCAGGTACCTTTCCTCGCTTTCCAATTACTCTTGGTTCCGCAGTAATTCCTTGTAATCAATACTGGCAGCAAATAATAAGAAAATGTACCAATGCAGAAAGCATCTTTACAATCCCTCAGCAGGACTTGCAAGAGCTTTTGGACCACTGCGAGGAAAATATAGATGCAGGTTCTACCTACGCTCATGATCTATTTCAATTCTTGAGAGAAGGTAAAGCAAAACAACAGAATTTCTTAGGGCTTGGGGATTTCCAATTCTCAATTATTTCGGATGACACCTCAGTGGAACAAGCCAATACTCTTGCAATCATTCAGAATGCCCCAGCAGAATTTCCAAAGAGAACAGATTATCCAAGCGAGTTTAAGTTTCTACAAGCGAAACTGGCTTATTCGCTAAAGGTATCGCAGGCAAGTAAAGCAGATAAAGGAGAGCAGAAATGACTGATCGCGAATTGCTTGAACTGGCGGCTAAGGCGGCTGGGGTTCGACACATCGAATACACAAACGACTATAATGGATGCTACGGTATTGTTATGTGCGATGAGCATGGTATGCACGGAAACACATGGAACCCACTTACCGACGACGGCGATGCGTTGAGATTGGCGGTGACGCTTGATATGGTTATTGACTTATTTCTTATGGAAGTGAAAGTAAAAATCGGATGGTCGTATGGATCGCCGAACTTTTACACAGAAGATATAATGTCGGGAGACGTAATGTCAGCAATCCGCCGTGCCATCGTTCGGGCTGCGGCGGAGATTGGAAAGGCTATGAAATGATCACCGCCCCAAAAACTCAGAAACTCTCCTCGATTGTAGCGACTCGCAAACATGGAGTACCCCCAAGCATACTAAGAAATCTTATTACTCGCTATTTCCATCTTCCAGAACTTTTTAAAGACTTACTAGAGTCTTATTATCTTCTCTATTGGGACCCAAAGTATCTAAGAGAACAGCTAGCAAAGAATAAAGGTACTCTATACCGTGGAGGATACCAATTTGTACCGGTGTATCACGGTTGCTCCCCTGCTAGTATACTCTCCTCTCCTCAAGTAGTTCTTAGTTTCCGAGTACCTAATGTGGAGTATCGCTCAATAATTCCTTGTTATGTTCTTATAGGAGTACCGAAGAAATGAACGCACAAATTACACTTAAATCAGAAATCCTCGCGGTAGCAGACGGAGAGCCGATTGAAGCTATCAACTTAGGAGAAGAAAACATTTACTGTTACGAAGGTAAAGATAGCAGAGATATACCAGAGGATAAACTAAATAAGATATTATCTTGGGAAGAGGGCGCTAAGTATCTTGACTATACTTGGAACTCTGGCTTTGGCGGATCTGATTGCCATTTCATAACTGCTTGGACAGCCTCTAAGGTAATCTATATACACGAATATGATGGATCAACAACAGTAGTTTATGTTCCAAGGAACTCAACAGTTTAACTCTTTACTCTAGGAAAATACGTAAAGCACTTGACAAATCTCTAGCTATGTGCTTTACTTATCATTCTCTAGGCAACATCCATTACATCCCACAGCGCAAAGGAGATTCTAGTAATGGCAACTCCAACTATTTCTAAAGACAGAATGGCAGAACTGTTAGCGAAAGTAAGAGCCGCAAAACTCTCTGCTTCTCCCTCTGCTCCTACTCCAATATCTCAGGCTATTTCTGGAATCGGAAAGCACGGAGAAGCAATCACTTACAATAAAGAACAAACTGATTTCATTACTCTCGCAACCCTTCTCAAATCCTGCATTCTAATTGGGGCGGCAGGTACAGGTAAAACCACTTGTATGATGGGAGCTATAACTTCTCTCATTCAATCTGGCTCGATTCCAATTATGCAAGATACCGGAGGCCATAAATATCTCAACTCTGGAACTTCTGGAATCGTAGCCTGTTCTTATACTCGTCGCGCAGTCTCTAATCTCCGTAAAGCAATGCCGGCCGGAATGACTGATAACTGTATCACCATTCACAAATTGCTAGAGTATCAGCCAGACTACTTTGAGATAGATGATCCAGTAACTGGAGAGACTAAAACATCTATGAGATTTGTAGCAACTCGAAATGCTTTCCGCCCTCTACCTTCCACAATTAAAACAATCATAATTGATGAATCCTCAATGGTATCGGTGGAACTATTTCGAGAACTAGAATCTGCTTTACCTCATGGAGTGCAGTGGATATTTCTAGGGGATATTCAGCAGTTACCTCCTGTATTTGGCTCTGCTATTCTAGGCTACAAAATGTTAGAGTTACCTACTGTGGAACTAACTCAAGTATATCGCCAAGCTTTAGAGTCACCTATTATCAAATATGCGACTCAAATTAAAGACGGAATACAATTCTCAGTTCCAGAAAAACTTGTGGAAGAAACTTCCAGAGGTAAAATAACATTCCATCCTTGGAAAAAGAAATTGCACTCAGAAGTCGCATTGCATACTTTCTGTAAGTTCTGCACCACTGCTCTAGATCAAGGTGGATATAATACCGAGACTGATTGTATTCTGGTTCCATTTAATAAAGCGTTTGGAACCATTGAAATCAATCGCCACATTGCAAACCACGTAGCTAAGAAAGCTGGGCGGCCAGTCTGGGAAGTAATTGCAGGTTTCAATAAGCTCTATTTCTCAGTCGGAGATAAAGTTCTTTACGATAAAGAGGACGCGGTGATTACAGAAATAGAAATCAATCCTACTTATCTAGGAAAGAAACCTCAGAAAGAATCAGTAACTCTGGATTATTGGGGATTTAATTCTACTCCTAGAACTCAAGAACAAATCTCGCTTCAAGAAGAAGAAATTGATTTCATGTTAGACCAGATGGCTTCATTTACTGGTAAAGATGATGAGAGAGTTAGAGCGGCTTCCCATAAAGTAACAGTGCAATTGCAAGACTCAGGGCAATATGTAGAGATGACTTCAGCTGCTGATCTCAACTCTCTTCTAATCTCTTATGCTCTCACCATTCATAAGTCCCAAGGCTCAGAGTGGGATAAAGTATTTCTAGTATTGCAGCAATCTCATGCAACAATGATACAAAGAGAGTTGCTTTATACTGCGGTAACTAGAGCAGCAAAAGAGCTCTATGTAATTTGTGAGCCAGATTCTTTTGAGAAAGGAGTAGCTTCACAGAGAATAAAAGGTAATACTCTCGCGGAGAAAGCCCAGTTCTTCATGGGAAAATTGGAAACTAACGGAGGAGTATACTAGAGAGATTAACTAATCTAATGGGTAACCTCTTCTTACCAGAATCCTGAGAGGGGCTTGACACCATTTCCCGCTGCCCCTATACTGGCTCCAACAGTTAGGCAAGGTCTGTTCAAAACCTTTCCACCTAATCACAATCCTTTTAGGAGTATCAAAATGAACGAAGCAAACGAAATGCAAGAGCAAGCTCAAGAAACTAAAGCGGTAGCCGCCAACTTCGATAACACGGTCGATAAGGTCGCAACCAAATTCAACTTCCGCAAGATCGTTACTAAAGATGAAGTTACCGGACTGGAAGTTGAAACCAAGCGGCCGTCAGTTGAACTTGAACTTCCGTTGCTCTCAGTTGAGGGCATCGTCAAAGAGTTCGAAGCCGGCGGTAAGCGCCTTGAACTTATTGTCGAAGCGATTCGCGAAGTTCAAATCCAACGCGCTCGCGAGATTGTTTCAGAGCGGGAAGATATCAATGCCGAGAACTTCCCTTATGACCAACTGAACTGGGAAGTTATTGCCAATCTGCCGAAAGCGGAACGTCGCGGCGGCGGTATTGCCAAAGAACAGTGGGAAGAGTTTGGCAAGGATTACATCGCAGTTATGCCAGGCGCCACTGGCAAATCTTTGGAGCAAGTTACCAATGCTTCCAAGATTCTTCTCAACAAGTTCCAACAGATCAAGACCAACAAAGTTGTTCTCCAGTTGCTCAAAGATCAGTTGGCTATTTACGCCGCCAATGCTCCGAAGGCAGAAGAGTTCTCGGACTGTATTAGTTTCTTGGCTGATAAGGCTGATACTTTCCTCAAGATGGACGACGCAGCTTTGTTGGCGAATCTCTAGGATTTAGCAGATATAGCTAGAGAGTAGTTTCAAACCTTACCGATTAGTTAGAAATAATTAGTCGGTAATCTTGAGACCACTACTGCAACGAAAGTAGTTACAAACTACCCTCAGCAATCCTAGGCACGAACTGAGGTGATGCGACGAAAATACCGCGGAGTAGTGGGCTCTTCAATATTGAAATTGTTCCAAACTTACTTTGATTTGTTATGGATAAGATAGTTCTAGAACCCTAACTTAGGAGATTCCGAGAAATGACTTGGCGATCCGAAAGACCTAGATGGATAGTAGTTAATCCGATAAGACTACATACTTCTGCCATACTGGCCCTTCGAGTTCGCTAGCTCTCGTAAAAGCTAGCATCCCTAACTAAATCTTTATTCCCTAAAATTCCCGGAGATTTCAAATATGTGAAGTTGAGAATCTAAAGGATTGCCACGCTGATTGTAGGGTGCATCGGGACGTGGCTTCCCTTTATGTTTTCAATAAGAACCCTGCGCAGGTAGTTAGATAACGAAGTGTAGAAGTAGTAAGCGGGTTGAGTTCCACTAGCTCTGGATATAAACCACTTGAAAAGAACCTACGACTCCCACAGTATCTAGCCGTTAGTACACTAAAGAGACCCCTAAATTAGCTCTGGTGTGTGCTTCCGAGTAGATATTAGAACAGTAGCAACCAATCATAACTCTTCCAAAGGAACCACTATGTTACTAGATAATAGGATATATAAAAACAAGGATAACTCAGTTAGAATTAAAGTTATCTTCGCATCTTGTGATCCTAGTTTTGCCGCTCACGCCTTAATTACAAAGGGCAATGAAAAATTACCGAGGGGTAAATATGTTAATTGCTTTAATATGACCGGCTTTACCCTCGTTCCCGCTAGAAAGAAAGCTGTGTAATATTATGTCTCTCCAATCTCGCTACTCCTGTATCTGGATCAAACTAAAGCAAGATAGAGTTGTCCGCTTAACTGCGCCAGCTGAGGCACACAGGCGACTTCGGAGAGCAATAATTAAGAGAAAAGATATTGATCTTGGATTCAAACTATTAATGTCAGAGAAGAATCTTCGCCCTCATTTGAGATTTAAATCCGAGGGAAGTATACTGACAGTTACATTGCACTTGCCGATTAATTCGAAATGGCTTTAGAGAGAAGAATTCTAAATGAACTGGAAAACAACGCCTGAGAAAATAGAAATCAAAGGTACTATTCTTCGAGAAACTGGAGCCGCAATTCTAATCTCTCACAATTCTCCAGAGGGAACTACAGAGTCTATCTGGTTCCCTCTTTCTACAGTTCATTCCATTCATCGCTCCAAAATAGAAGGGGAAGATACTCTAGTAGTATCTCTCTGGATCGCAACTAAGAAAGGACTAGTGTAATACTATGGATATCTCAACTCAGATCAAAGAGAAAATAGCTTCTCTCCAAGAGCAACTACTTTCTCAACATCCTCAGATGCCAACTCTTCTGAGAGAAATTCATGCAACCCTCAAGTCATATCCGGAGCAAGTAACTCTGCTTTCCGAAGAAGAAATCTGCACTATTGTCTCAGGGCTTAAAAAACAAACTGCTACAGAAATCGCAACTACCGCTCTCAAGAGTAATAAGAAATCAATTAAATCAATGACTCTCGCTGATCTCTGAGTCTGCTATGGCTCCAGATATAACTGAGAGATTGCGGGCCTCTCTAGCTAGGCTCCCTCAAGCACCAAGAATATTAGGAAATGAAGAACAGATTGCCACTATACGACTTGCGATAGTGGCAAAATTGTTTCACCCCACAGTTTGTGAGGTACAAGATTGGCTAGGGAATTTAGAAGTAACTGCCCCGTTGCCAGCATTCCCTAGCGAGTTGAGATTTCGCCCCATGTGTTTCTCTTACCAGCAGTGGAATCTGGTTAATGAAACCGCATTTCAACTCTACCGGTATCTCAGATTCGGAACTAATTTAGACGAGAGCAGACCGCAAATAGATCGCTTTGCTCTCTTACTTCTCACCATTTCAGAGGCTAGAAAATTATGGACAAAAGAATCTTAAATCTTTCCTACTCCTCTCGCCTCGATCTGCACTCTTGTCCTAGGCGATTCCAACTCCATAAACTAAATGCAACTCCAGACAGTGAAGACTCTCTGGAATCCTCAGTTACATTTGCTTATGGACACTTAGTAGGTTTAGGAATCCAGTTGCACCTAGAGGGTAAAACTGAATCTGAGATTCTTTGGCAACTGTTTCTCTTCTGGAAACCTGATCTCTACGCAGACAATCCAAAACAAAACAAATCTTTCTGGCTAGCGGTAGCAGCGGTACAGCAGTTTGTATCTCTGCGATTCAATGGTTTTCTTTCTGACTGGGAACTTGTATATCACGAAGATAAGCCGGCCTGTGAACTTAGTTTCGCAGTGATTCTTCCTAATGGTTTCCGATATCGTGGATTTGTTGACGCGGTACTGAGAAACAAAGTGGATGGCCGCATTATGGTATTAGAAGTTAAAACCTCCAGTGCTACCAATTTAAATCAGGCTAGTTATAAAAACTCAGCCCAAGCAGTAGGTTACTCTGTAGTTCTAGACCACCTGTTTCCAGAACTCTCCTCTTACGAGGTTATGTATCTAGTGTATCTCTCCAAAGCAATGAGCTATGAGCAGTTGCCGTTTAGAAAGTCTTATTTGCAGAGAGCACTTTGGATTCAAGAGTTGCTATTGGACTGTGAACTAATAACTCTCTACGAGGGGGCCGGAGTATATCCAATGCATGGAGAAAGTTGTTTGCCTTTCTTTCGGGAGTGCGAGTATCTGCAAACCTGCACATTGAGTACTGCTCGTTTAACTAAACCTCTCTCAGCAGAAGAAGAATTAGAGCTAGATAAGAGAGAGGCTGAGTACCAAATAGTAGTTGGAGTTGAGGATTTAATTAAGAGCCAATTGGCTAAAGACTTATAGTAGATATAGGAGAATTTGAAATGACAATCTCAAGGAAGCAATTAACCGAGGCTTTTGAAGCAGGAATTGACGCCGGTAAGTTCCGAGGCAAAGAAGAAGCTAAGAAAGAGTTGCTAGCTCAACGGCAGCTTGGAATTGTAGAAATCTCTCGCGCAGTTGCAGATTTAGCTCTAGCAAATGCGAAACTTACCTACGCCCTCAGCCGCATAACAGACAAATTACTGTAGGAGTTTGAAATGGACCCACAAGAACTAGTCCAAGTACTGGAAGAGTACAAGAAGCAGATAGAGAAAGCGCTTGAAGCAAAAACTAACTGGGGCAGAAATGACCTCAAGTTGTTGCTAACAGAAGCTAAAACTGAAACTCTAGTGAAGGTACTTTCGAAATGAAACTCACCGACAAAAAGAAATCTTCCACCCACCGAGTGCTAATCTACGGCGAGCCAAAGTCAGGTAAAACTGAACTTGCCGCTCGCTTAGCTTCTCAATACAATATTCTATTTTTCGACTTGGAGAATGGCTATGAAACTCTACTCAAATTCCCACATGAATGGCAAGAGAGAGTTGAGATTGTTTCCATACCGGACACCAAAGTATTTCCAATCGCAATTGAGACAATGCTCAAGGTCGTCACAGGAAATAGAGTTGAAATATGTGAGGCTCATGGCAAAGTTCAGTGCGCTTTGTGTAAGAAAGCCGGAGACCCGGTATCTGCGGTTGAACTCAATGCGCTTACCGATGATTGGATTGTGATAGTGGATTCTCTCACCCAACTTTCCAACTCTGCAATGAACCATTTAACTAAGGGTCAAGATGATACGTATAGACCGGAGTGGACTGACTATCGGAACCAAGGACAACTGCTGGATAAGTTTCTTTCTCAAGTACAGCAAGCAAAATACAACATTGTCTGTATCACTCATGTTGTAGAAACTGAACTCGAAGACGGAAGAAAGAAACTCGTACCCGTTTGTGGCACTACTGCTTTCTCCCGCAACACGGCGAAATACTTTGACCATGTAGTTTACTGTGAGGTCAAGAATCGTAAGCATAACTTTGCCAGTAGTACCACTTACGCTAATAATATTCTTACTGGCTCTCGCACTGATGTTGTATTAGAAGCTGGTACAGTACCGACTCTACTAGATATATTTAAAGAGCAGCTAGTTCCGGCAGTTGCTTCTAGTGGGGCGCCGGCAAGTGTAATAGTAGAAGAGTCTGGAGATAAGTCGCCAGCACAAACTGCAATCGGGAATCTCAGAAATTCACTGCTAAGGAAATAACTCTCATGGCCTCCCAAGACTTTAAACATCGTGTATCCTCCGTAGGTTCTACTCCTTTTGGAATCATTGGGCTTTGTGGAGATTCCGGGGCAGGCAAAGATACATTCGCAGAGCCTTTCCATAACCACGGATTCCGTCAGTATGCTTTTGCTAATCCTCTCAAGGAAGCCTGTGCCCACCTTTACGGAATCAATATTGCAAACTTCCACAGGCGAGAACTAAAAAACGAACGTATCCCTTACTGGAATAAGACTCCTACAGAAATGGCACAGTTTGTAGGTACAGAGCTAGTGAGAGAGCATCTAGGAGAATCTCATTGGATTTCTCGTCTCAACTACCAGATGGTACAAGACGCTAATATAAAAGAAGAGTTCAAAGCTGTAATCTCAGATGTTCGATTTCAAAATGAGGCTCAATGGATTCTCAGTATGGGAGGGATATTAATTCGCTTGACAAGACCGGGCAATGATGGTAATGTCGGAATTCCTAATCACCCTTCTAAGAACGGGATTAACTGGGAAACACTGGTGTATCCAATCGGACGCAACTCTGTTTTCCATGTAATAAACTCTGGCACTATTGCAGAGTTGCACCAAGAGGCAGAGAAGTTTATTCGATGCCAAGTAGCACAGTAATACTCTCCCTTCTTACTTTACTTTCTTTAAAGGAAATAGAATCATGAACGCAAATGCAAACTCCAACTCCGCTGATCTTGACTCCCTGCTTGATATGGACCTTGATGATCTTGCTGATCTTCCTGAGTTCAAAGTGTTTCCGGCCGGTGCCCATCGCTGTATTATGAAGCTCGAAAAGAAGATGATCGGTACTCACCCTGCTTGGGAACTTGGGCTCAAGTTGCAAGAAACTCTGGAACTTACAGATGCAGCGGAAGTTGCTCCGGAAGCTGGAACCGAAAGCTCTGTAGCTTACATGATGGACAATGAGTTTGGCCAAGGCAAGTTTAAGGAACTGGTGAAACCTCTCGCTGCCCACTACGGAGTTACCAAAGTTGCAGAAGTTGTGGAACAGAGCAACGGCGCGGAAGTTGTAGTTGTTACCAAAGTCCGCCAGAACAAAGAGAAGACTCAAAGCTATCTCGATATCGTCTCGATTGAAGTAGTCTGAGAGCCCTGAGATAGTGCGGTAGTCTGGCATTAGAAGAAGGCTCACAAGAGAAATACTTTTTGTGGGCTTTCTCACTAAGGAGATTACACCAGCTCCAACCACCAACAATCTGAGAGGAGAGTCAAAATGTCTGCCAAAAGAATCAACTCCAGCAATCAAATCGAATTTGAGTTCGCTCCTAAGTCTACTCCGCAACTCAAAGATATTCCGGTTGGCGGATATTTCCAGGTTGCAGGCGCCGACTCTTCTGAAACCTACCGCCGAGTAGCTCCAGTTAAATCTCTTGTACGCTCCACTATGGTACATGAGGTTCTAACTCGTGGAGACTGTTTCATTGTGAATGTAGCCAGTGGAATGCTCACTGTTGCTAGCTATCTAATCGATGTTATTCCTCTCAATTCCAAAATCTCATTTAGCCATGCCTAGCCCAAGACTAATATTCCTAGGTAACGAAGAAGACAGAAGCTATCTTCCTAGGCTTAAGCCTCTGGTAGGTACAGCTTCTGTCTCTCTTTCTCTCAATCCAATCTCTACTTGGTACGAAGTTAAATCCCTCGCAACTAAAAAAGAAGCGACAGGTGTAATCTCTACCAACAGAAAACTTCTGGAGATTCTAAGTGGAGATCCCAAAGCAAGTCTTGATAGTTACGCAGGTTCCTATTTCAAGCGAGATGGAATTGAAATTGTTTTTATCGACCCGCTGCCTCAACTTGTGTCTCTACCTTATGGCGCATTCGTTGCCTCCAGATACATTAGTAAATTGGCGATGCCAGAACGCTGGAACAAATTTCCAGATTTCAGTTTCTCAATTGGTACTCCTGATAAAATAGAGGAGATATATCATGACTTCCAGAGCGCCGACTTTATTGCGTTGGACATCGAGACTACAAAGCTTAACCTTGCTATCACTTCCATTGCTTATACTGCTGTTTATCTTGTGGCTGGCTCACAGCCTAGGATGCAAACCTTTGTTCTGGCAATGGATTCAGAATATGCTCTAGCATGGATGCGGAAGTTTAATGCTTTACTCCCTCCGAAGGTGCTGCAAAATGGAAAATACGACCACTCATATTTGCTTCGTTACAATGCACCTGTCTATAACTGGCTCGGAGACACAGCTACGGCATTTCATTGCTGGTATACTGAACTACCAAAAGACTTGGCAATGCTTTCGGCCTTCTTCCATCGCGAGGGGCGTTACTGGAAACAAATGGCAGGGGGAGATTCGCATGAGAGACTTGAATACAATTGCAGAGATACGTTCGCAACTGCAATTGTATGGGCTGAATGGTTGCTTCAAGCTCCCAAATGGGCAGTAACTAACTATTTGCAGGAGTTCCCTGTTAATTTCCCTTGTCAGCTAGCAGAGATGACAGGGGTTAAGAGAGATATGACAGCCCTGGAAAAAGGGCACGCGGAGATATCAGCTCAAGTTTCTGCTCTCTCTAAGAAACTAGATGTGATGCTAGGAGTTTCTGGTTTCAATGTTAACTCTCCACTTCAGATGAAGCAATTGCTAAAGATTCTGGGGTGTGGTGATCTAGTAAGCGCAGACGAAAAGAATCTAAACAAAGCAGCTTTCCGGCATCCTCTCATTGCTAGAATAGTAGATACAGTTCTAGAAATCCGAGGGCTAAGAAAGCTACTATCTACTTATCTAACTCCAGGGAAAGAATTAAATGGACGAATCTTATGGAGTCTTAACCCTCACGGTACAGATACAGGACGACTCGCAAGCAAGGAGCATCACTTTTGGTGTGGATTACAAGGGCAAAATATACCAAGAGGAATTGAGGTTAAGCAAACACTGGTGGCAGATGAAGGATTTAGACTTGCTGAGGTCGATCTCGAACAGGCTGAGTCAAGAGATACTGCCCACATCGCCGGGAGTGAGTCCCTTATTTCTGCCGTGTCTGGCACAAGAGATTTTCACTCAGTCAATGCAAGTTCTTTCTTCGGTGTTCCCTATGAAAGTATCTATTCAGATGCAGTTGCCGAATACATAGACGGAGAGACAGGCAAATTAGTTCCAGCCAAGAAAGCTAAAACTCTCAACAAGATTCTACGCGACCTCGCAAAACGAGTAAATCACGGGGCCAATTACAATATGGGGCCGAATGTTCTAGTGGAAACTATGGGGCTAATTGCAATCTATAAAGCAGCTTCGGCTCTAGCTCTTCCTAAGTTCTGGACTCCGAAGCAAATCGCAGAGTATCTTCTAGCCCGGTTCCATGCAACTTATCCAGACCTGCAGAAAACTTATTATCCTGGAATTGTGCATGAGATTAAAACAACTCGTATGCTTGTTTCCAAAGCAGCTCACGCTTCTCCTTATCAAGTTGCTGGCTGGGTTCGCTATTGTTTCTCTAATCCTAATACAGACAAGAGGGCGCTTAATGCTTACATCGCACACGCGCCACAATCTCTTAATGCAATGACTCTTAACAAAGCTTTCATGGAGGTGTTTTATGAAATCGCTATACATCCGCTGCATCGAGCTAATTTTAGATTGCTTGCTCAAATTCATGACAGCATTCTATTCCAGTTCCGCGTGGGCTATGAAGCGCTGGCAACTAAAGTCAAAGAGGCTATGGAAATTGCGGTTACAGTCACTGGCTATGATGGGAAGACTAGGACATTTACTGTACCTGCTGCGATCAAAGCGGGCAAAGACGGCAAAGGCGCCCAAAGATGGAGCGAGACAGAGTAGTTCCAAGTGCACTACTAACTGGTTTTAAGTAGCAGCTTCTAAATTTCTAGGATCAGTGATGTCCTCTCTACCCACAAAACAATTACAGCTTGTAACCCCGAAAGTACAGAGAGAAGCCAGAGAGGACTTCTTCTCTCTGTACTTTTCTTACACCTCTGATACTGAGGTTCCTGCTTTCTTCCACCGGTGGGCTGCGATAACAGGAATTGGGGCGTATCTAGGGAGAAGTGTCTCGATTCGACATGGACACTTTACTCTAGTACCTAACACCTATTGTATGCTAGTAGGTTCTCCAGGGACTAGAAAAACAACCGCGATAAAACTAATGCGGAATCTTCTAGTGCAGGCTGGGTACAATACAATCGCAGCAGACAAGAGTAGTAAAGAGAAATTCCTTCTAGACTTATCTGGAGATACTGGAGAATTAGATTACCGAGGTAGGCCAGTAGCTTCTAAAGCGCCAGTAGATTTAGACACAATGAACATTTTTGGGGAGACAGTAGATGAAACCGACAAAGAAGTACTTATCGCAGCGGATGAATTCAACGATTTTCTCGGACTTGGGAATCATGATTTTATCTCTCTACTTGGGAATCTTTGGGATTATAGCGGAATTTATCAGAGCCGAGTTAAGAACGGAAAGTCTGTCTCTATATATAATCCCACTGTTTCTATTCTCGGCGGTAATACTCCTACAGGTTTTTCACTTGCTTTTCCAACGGAAATCTTAGGCCAAGGATTCTTCTCTCGCTTGCTTCTGGTATATGGCGATCCGAGCGGAAAGAAGATTGCATTCCCTGAAGCCCCAGACGCTCAACTGAACTCAGAACTTGTAGAGTATCTGCGCCGAATTAAAACTTGTCATGCAGGTAACTACCCAATTACAAAAGAAGCAAAGAGTTTACTTACTAAGATATACAATAACTGGAGGGGACTAGAGGATGCGAGATTCGACTCTTATTCCCAGCGTCGATTTACCCACCTATTAAAACTGTGTCTTATTATTACTGCGGCTCGCTTAGGAAAAGAAGTTACCGCAGATGATGTAGTGTATTCTAATACCATTCTCTCTCACACAGAGCATCTAATGCCAAAAGCTCTAGGGGAGTTTGGGAAATCAAAACACTCCGATACAGTTCATAAGATAATGCAACTCTTAGATTCAGTATATGAACCTCTAGGAATCACTGATATCTGGAAGCATGTGATACAAGACTTAGATAAAATCGGGGATTTGGCAGACATACTTAGGAATCTTGTTGCAGCAGAGAAAATACAACAAGTTCCTGGTACTGGAGGATTTCTTACTAGGAGGAAAGTTCTAGTAGAGGTCTGTGATGATATGGTAGATTATGGATTACTTACCAAAGAGGAGTTAGGCAAATGAACACAGTAACTAGAGGTATTAATGAGCCTGCAGTTGATATCGTAATTGACTTGGAAACTACAGGACTTAAACCAGGATGTAGGATTCTTTCCATCGGAGCTTATGCTCTAGTATCTACTGATGAAGCGGCTACAGTTGGTTGGGATAAGTTCTTTTACACCTCTATTGCAGCTGGAGAAAGCCGCGAGCTAGGTCTAGTAGATGACTCTAAGACTCTAGCTTGGTGGGATAAACAAGTCCCAGCAGTTAGATTGGAAGCTTTCTCTGAGAAATCAACTCTCACTGATGCACTCTGGGGTTTCAAGTATTTTCGGGATCAGTTTCCTAAGTCCCGAGTGTGGGGAAATGGTGCAAGCTTTGATCTCAAAATTCTAGAGGCAGCTTATGAGGTGGCAAGCATTCAAGTACCTTGGAAATACTGGGAAGAGATGTGTTTTAGAACTCTCAAAAATCTATATCCTCAAATCGCTGCGCCTACTAAACCTAAGATTCCTCACCAGGCAATGTATGATGCAATCGCAGAAGGGGAACATCTTGATCTAATCTTGGAGGCAATTCGAAATGGCATACCTAGAGTACTTTGACGTAAGAAAGCGAGACTTAGCTCAGGAACTGACTCACCATCCTGAGCTTTGTGAGATTCTGGCTAGAGTCCCAGCTTCTGAATTCGAACTGAGACTTGGCCACGTAGCTGCTTACTGTGGAGTTATAGTGGATGAGTATTATAGTGAGGAAGAAGTCTGTAATTTGTGTGAGATTCTCACTAAGAAATTGTACGAAAAGCGTACAATGATTGTATTGCGCTAGAAAACTTAAAAGCCCTACCTAGTTAATTCTAGAGTAGGGCTTTTTCTTGCCTGCAATTTCGGGCTACCAGCAGGCCACCATAGCAGTTGCTGTAGTTCCTGTTGCTCTGACTCTACTAACCCGAATCGGTAATAGAGAACCTACAGGCGGAGCAGTAAACAACACTGCGTTACCTGCAACGTCCTCAACTGTTACATTCCCCGCTCCCCCAATATAGATTCGAGGAAATTGTCCTAGAGTAGTTACATCGCTAGGAACCACTGCTGCGGCATAACTTCCACAAATTTCAGAATACTGGCTCATATCTAAACTCCTTACCTAGAAAAATCAGCTAACAAATTATCTCCCATTATCTGTTGCATACTCTGAGAGAAGGGAGACTTAAGATTCTCTGCGAGTTTATTTACCTGAGAAGTATTTGCTGACTTAAATTGCTGTACCATGTACTGATTGAATCTTTCTCTCTTCCCTCCCATCTTGACATAAGACTCTGCGAAATTCTCTACCTGTTCTTGAGTAGGAGAATTTCCTGCGATCAAAGTAGTCTTAATTGTCTCCCCCAGCGCCTTTCTCTTAGCAGTATCTTTGGCCGCATACACTTCTAAATTGTAAGCGCGGTCAACTCCTATAGCTTCATCGAGCGGCTTAGCTCCAGCTATTCGGATCATGGAAGTGAGAGAATTCCAATCATTGGAAGCTACTACATTGCCTGCATTGGAGGTAGAGAAACTCTTGCCTAGCGGATTCCCTGTAGCTTGCAACGTCTGAGCCAGCCCGGCAAGAGGTCTACTAATTCCAGCGTGTTCTATCCCTTGCAATATACTTCCCCAAACTTGTCCCCCTTGAGATATCTTCTGTGAGGTCTCTGCGATACTCCCAAAGAATTTACCTGCTGCCTGAACAAAAGGAATATTAGCAGGGTTAACCGGGAGCAATGTTACATTTCTAGGATTAATATCCCCACGGGTGTAGAGATTAAATTTCAATTCTGGAGATATAAGTCCTAGAGCATTGGAGCCCATTCCATACATTAGCCAATCTCCGGCATCTTTACCTACCGCTCCGTAGAGAGTAGAATATAGGTCTCGATGTTGAGTATTTCCAGAGGCATTTCCAAGTAAGTGAGTATTGATGGCGTCAAATGCTGGCAGCCCTTTCATTCCAAATATTGTGCTCTGTAATCCCATCATCATTGCTACATCTTTACCAGAACCTTCTCCTACGTGCCGCAGTAATTGTTGCATCAGGTTAAACTGATAGGTTTGAAACAGTCCAATCGCTTGACCTATAGGCCCTTGGAATACTCCTGGCCTTTGCGCTGCAATGTAATTACCTTCCACTCGATTTACAAAAGTGTTTACATAAGCCCAAGCTTCTTTCTCCCCAATTACTCCGGCGGTTACTGCTTTATCCGTGATCTGTTTTGCAATGTGGCCGCTGACAAATCGATTGAATTCTTCTGCCAGAGCATTGCCAGTTACTTTCTCTCCTAGAGCTGCTGACTTCTTAAGCCCATTGAATACTGCAGTGATCTTTCCTTCCAAGTCCGCTACAGACTCTTTTCCTGTGAGAGCTAGATTATCCAATACCCAGTTTGCTTGCTCTACTCTGCTAGAGATAATGCCTCTGGATTTAAATTGCTCCCGCAGCACTCTACCTTCCGGAGAATGGAACGCACTCATAGCTTCTGCATACATTTTAGTAGGAGAGAATATGGTATTAGAAGTCCCCGGAACCTTGAGAGTAGTAGCTCTCGCCAGCTCTCCTGCAACTTCCACATTTCCTTGACCTATAGCTCTCAACAGCGATTTAAGTTCTGTGCTCCTCAACACCACTGAGCCTACTGTATTATTCAGCGCGTTAATTGGGTCCATCCCAATCATAGTACTGGAAAGTATCGCATTTGCTTTAGCAATGAAACTACTTAATGCTCCTTTAGGGGCAGTATGATTCGCAAATGCGTGAGTCATTGCAGAGTAAGGAGCGCCCTGATATCCAGCATCAGCTAAAGATTTATTAATTAGCTCCAGTTCTGTTGGAGTCTTAGCTTGGGAGAATGTTTCATATACTTTATTAAAAAGACTAGAAACTTTTCTATCTAGCATATCATTCAGCGGGGTCCAGAAAGGAAACTCTTTAGAGGTAGAAAGTCCAAGCATACTTCTGGCGTAATCTGCGTAAGGATTCTTGCCTTGCATTTCCAAGTAAGCAACCGGATCAAGCTTAGAAAAGTGGGAACCTTGCACCGCTGCATACTTCTCTCCCATAGTCCTAAGAGTCCCAAGCTGCACTTCATTTAGGTGTGCCACAGCGTCTCTAACTAGAGAGCTATCTCTTCCCAAATGCCAGTTAAGAGTCTCAGATATAATTTTATCTGGAGAGGTAGAAGGCAAGTAGTTAGCACTTACCCCTTTAGAAGCTAGTGCTCCATCGAATGAAACATCGGTGAGAGTTCTCTCAAACTCGTACTGCCCCACACTCTTATACCAATTCTCCGCATCAGCTTTAGTAAGCACTTTAAGAGTTGGATCAGCTGCATTGATTTGAGTTATCTGCTTCTCCAGATCTTCCGCAGTTGCAGCATAGATCATCTTTCCGTGCCCGTGGCCTGCAATAGAATCATCTATTACAGAGGCAAAATAAGGATAGTCCTTAGTATTAGGCGGAATTGGATAGAATCTTTCCGGATCACGATTCCACTTAACTCCCTGTGTAGTTCTGATTGCTCCAAGTTTCTCAACTCTGGTAGCATTAAGTCTCACATGATCCGCAATTACAGCTGCAGTTTCAGCATGTTGTACTGGAATCGAAAGCGGAATCGAATCATCTAAGATTGGGGCTGCGGTTTCTATTCCTTCTGCCAACGAGCGCTCATACTTCATTAGAGCAAGAGGCCTCATGGCTTGTCGCTCTGCATCATAGCCAAAAGGAGTAGAGCCAAACTGGCGAATTCTCTGCTGCAATACTGACCACTCAATAGCCGCAGCTTCATTTTGCCCCAGCTTATATAGAGCAGGGGAGAGAGTTTCTCTAGTTGCAGTCTGTACTTTCTGAATAGTTTTAAGGGTTTGCGACCCGAGATACTGTACCATAGAACCTAGAGTTCCATAGTTTTCATTCTGAGCACTTAGCATCCCACCACCAGGGCCAGTTCTATTCATTCTATTTAGCAGAGTATCTGAGACTCTTGCGAATCTGGAAGCATCTTCTCCAAGAACAAAAGCTACATCCCTCTCAGCTGCTTGCTCATAGAGTTTCTGTTTCTGCTTAATGGCTACTAGCCCATCAACTACATTACCATCTACAGTAATCTCTGAGGTATCTTTAATGGATTTAACCCAAGTAGGAGAGTCGTAGAATTCTCCAGGGGCAGCTCTGCCCGAGGCTGCAAAATTCTTTCGATAGTTCTCAGCTGCTTCCTGGAAAGCAAATAGTCCTTTCTCTTGCTTGGGATCAATTACTCCCAGCGCTCTGGTGTCAGATATATTAGCTAGCTTGGCGGCTTCTTCTCCAGACTTTCCAGCCCCGATGGCAGAGTCATAAACTGCTTGCTTTTTCTCTACTAGAAACTGGAAAAACTCATCTCGACTGTAGAAGCTTTTAACCCCTGAGCCTTTCTCAAGCAATTCAACTCTTGGAACTACTCCGTCTTTCCAAGCTTTTTCCAGTAGGGGCAGATCATTCTCAGCTACTTTAATAGCTGCCCTGGTCTTAGCCTCTTTCTCAGCGAAACTCCCAAGCTTACTTGCCCAGATATTTCTAGCCTCAGCCTCAAAGTGAGTACTAGATTTCAATGCGTCCCAAGAGATATCTTCTCTGAATTTAAAGCTTCTCTTACCTGCAGTTACTCCTCTGCTACCTACAGAAATTGTTTCTCCTTTGGCGAGAGTGTCTCCCAGATTCCATACTTTAGGAAGTTCAGAAGTAACAGTGCCTGCAGTCTCTCCTGTCACTTTAACATATACTCGCTCTCTAGTTTTCCAGAAGTTGAAATCGTCTGCATTACTGATTTCCAGTTTAGCCGCTAGTTCGTTTTCGATCTTAGCAAGTCTCTGTTCCACTACAGATTTCTGCCCTAATCTAGACATTGACTCAGTGCCAAACAGCTTGGCTTCTGCGTCTCCCAGATTCCACTTTTTAATCGAATCATAAAGATGGGAAGCAAGAACTTGATCCC